TGCAACAGTACTGGCTAGGCTATCTGCAGCTTGTTTTAGTTGACTTATCGCTGTGTACCCTGTTTTATCTGAAGTCTTGTTTAGGTTTCCTACAACACTTGTAATACTATTGGCATTCTGAGTTATAAGGGACGACTGTTCGGACAACTTACCGTCAGCATCTTTTTTGTTGGTGGACACTGTAGCGGAGATAGAATCTGTAGTTTGTTTGATTTTTGTAAACGACTTATAGCTCGGCTGATCTTTACCAAGCTCTGCGACTACAGAGGTTATATTGCCAGCCGTTTGTGTTACCTGACTATTAAGAGTTGCGATCTTGCCGTCAGTATCGGTTTTATTGGCTGAAACTGTTGCAGTTATAGCATCAGTTGCCTGTTTGAGTGTTGAAATAGCAGTATACCCGGTTTTGTCCGGCAATTTATTTAGGTTGCCAACGATAGATGTAATGCTGCCAGCGTTTTGCGTTATTTGGCTGCTAAGATTAGTTATTTTGTTGTCAGCATCTTTTTTGTTGGTTGTAACATTAGAAGAAATACTGTCCGCTGTCTGCTTTAAGCTAGATATTGCTTTATATTGCCCGGCTGCTCCTGGCTCTTTGTTAAGATTACCGACAACGCTTGATACGCTCCCTGCCGTCTGCGTAATTTGGCTGTTAAGATTTGTTATCTTGCCCTCAACATCGGTTTTATTGGCTGAAACTGTTGCAGTTATAGAATCCGCTGTCTGCTTTAAAGAAGATATTGCCTTATATTGTCCCGTTGCGCCTGGATCTTTGTTAAGGTTGCCAACAATGCTTGAGATACTATTAGCATTTTGTGTAATAAGAGATTTGTTTTCAGCATCAACTTGTGCCAAGGCATTAACTTTAGTATTAAATTGTGTATGACTTACTTTTACACTATCTAGTGTCTTAATTGATTCATTACTATTAGCTACAACTACATCGATTGATTCGTTTACCGTTTTGATAGCATTATCGAGTTGTATGTGGTTTACTTTTACACCGTCCAATGTCTTAATTGACTCATTAACATTAGCTACAACTGTATCAATTGATTCGTTTACCGTTTTGATATTGTTTTCAAATGTTGTTACATTAACAGACTCCTGTGCTTTGGCTACTGCATCTTTTAAAACGTTATTCACTTTTTCTAATGATATGGATTCATCGGCAAGTAACTCCGGGTCGATGGTGGGTTCAATGACTGCCTGCTGTATCTTACTAAAATAGCCTTCGCCAAATAGATCAACAAAAGCCACCCGAACATCATAGATACCACTTGGTGTCTTATAGGTGTAACTGTTGTTGGGACTGAAGAATACCTTGTCTCCAACTCCATCATCAACATGTACATTAATTCCTTGGCAAAAGACCGGCAGAGCTTCAGTAGTTACAACAAATCCTTGGAATACCTGGGTAATATCTACTGCTTGCGGAGCTACAGGTGTAGGATGATTATACGTTAAAACACAAGGATCACTATAGTAACCACCAGTGTTATGAGCAAATAAATAAACCGTCCCCTTTCTGGACGGAGGTGTTGCTATAGCTTTATTCACTGTAGTACTTGTTAGTAGTCCTGTAGTGTCACCTACTTTTTCATCTGTACGCAATTCCCAAAAGTCTACATCAGTATCACCCATACTCCAATTCCAGGAGCATACATCAGTAATACTTACAGTTAATCCTCTAGGTGTACTAGGGGTTAATGTTTTGCCGCGACAGTAGAAGTTAACTGTGGGGGCATTACTAAAGTTAACTTTGCGATCTTTAGTATTTACGGCGACAATTTTAAATGTGTATGTTAATCCTTTTACTAGATTAGATACAGTTATAGAGCCATCACTAGTTCCAATAAATTTCCATGAATTACTACTACTGTCAAGTGATTCGAGAGTACCACCTAAGTCTTCCCACGATACCTCTATATCATCAATAGTAGGATTATCTGATAGCATATAAACTTCTGCATGTTTATAAAATATATCATCAGAATTCCAAGTTATTTTAGCTTCATTGATCCACTGCCCATTGCCTAGATTTCTAAAATATTCCTTTACATCTACATTAATAACATCTGGAACTTCTTTAGATAATGGATTTGGGATTTGTGTATAGCTTTTAACATCAATTTGATCATAATAGTTCTGATTATAAATACCTGGATTATATTGTCTCCCCTTGATATTCCATGTACCATTTTGCTCTGAAATTTCGGTAATTCTAAAGGGCATGTTATTAATTAAGTTCTTATAAGTTACTGATATTACATCACCAGCCTCAAGCCCCATTGCATAAGTACCTGTAGAAAAACTTATAATTAGACTATTGAATTTTGTATTATTTAACATAAGTTGCCCCATCCGAATAGCTTGAGTCTGACTTGTGCAACCTTTTAACGTAACTTCTTTAGGGACAACTCTCCTGTGTTCTTTTTGATCTAATGTATCCTCTATGAGTACTTTAGTTTCTGTCCATTCATTATTTGGATCAATAAAACCAACTTTGTATTGATTAGGTGAATCTACAGTTGATATTTGGTTAAACTTTACGGAGTCACGGATTATGTTATTTTCGTTAAAACTATAGGAAACAACTGTTGGTTTCTCTACGCGAAGTGATAGCTTATCTTCAGATATTACAAGATACCCACCAAAGCAAGCAAACATATCTGCAAGGTGCTCTATTGCATTTTTCTTTTCTAATAAAATTATATTTAAAGTATAGCGTTTATCTCTTAGTACTTCTCCCTTTTCATCTTTATATTCAACAATCTCATCACAATAGTCTGCTACTTCTTTAAAAGACTCTTCGTCAATATAATCAGCAATGTCCGGGATGTACTTTGCAAGCCCATACCGTCGAGATAATAAATAATCTCTAACGCAAAGCGCAGGGTTATCACTCCAGACATAGGTATCTGTACGAGTATCTAAAACCTTTTTCCCTCTAACTATTGTTGTTACTGTTGGGTTGCCACCTGGAAGTTTTTCAGATATTTTAAGCCTCGCTCTCATATAAGCACAATGTTTATAGCTACCAGTGTCTTTGTAATTATCTGGTGGTTTTTGTGATGGTAATCCCATATAAGAGTCTAGGGAGCAACCGGGCAGACTAGATAATTCTAAGTCATTAACTCTAAAGTCAGACACTCCATCTATATCACCTTCACACAGTATTATGTCTTTTGTAATATTTTTTTTATCATCCGAAAGTTTATACCAAGTTTGATAACCTCCAAACTTTCGTCTTCCATAAATTACAGGTATCATAGCATCATTAGATATTTGATTTGATTGTTCCGAAAACTGACTAGAGTAGTTTGAAGATAATTTTTGCTGATGCGTGAGTGACCAAAGTTGAGATGTAAGGGAAGCCCCATATAAACCATTAAGTATCCATGATTTTGCGCCAAATACTGTCGGGTTAAGAGCACCAAACGCAAATCCTACAAGACTAAAAAATAACTTACCTTTAGATTTTCCTTTCCCCAAAATATCACCTTATCCTTTCATGACATACTCCGAAGGAACCGCTAAGAATCCTGTGTAATTTTTTTGTTGACCAAAGATAGCACAATTGGTATATCCCTTGTTACAATGTCGTTCAATACTATAAGACCCCTTTGGCTGTACAATAAAACCAACTTCACAATCTATGCGTTTACCAACAGAATTCTTAATTTTTCTTGTTTCATATCCAATAGTGATTATGCCATTTCTCCAGTACCCATCAGGTTGATTCTGTTGGATATAAATATGTTGTTTATCTGAACCACCTTGAATCGTACCAACAGATAAGTCTTTATTTGCAAAACAAGAAACACCATCGGCAAATTCATTGTTACATGAGAGCATAAATGTTCTTCCTGGTGTAAATTCTGATGGCATTATAGATCGAACAGTTGCTTTAAGTGTTGCTTTTCCTAAGTCTAATTCAGGTGCATCCAATAGCCCTGCAAACCTAATCCTAAATTGACTAACATCTGTAAGAGCTGCCGGATATGGGATATCTAAAATAATTATTTTTGAGTCCCTAAAGTCGTATCCATCAAATATAGCAGCTGAAAACATGTCGTCAACATTAGAAATTGTAATTTCAGTTTCATCAACTTTATTATCAACTGTCCTTTTAACGACTCCAATCTCAATAGGTAGAGCAGTATAGTTTTGTTTATTGAAAGTAATATCTTGATCGCATAATGCAAAGTATAATGTTGCAGTTTTTAAATATAGTTGAACTAAAGTTAGAAAAAAAGTTGAGTCACTATCTTTCATCTCTTGTATTTTCTTTGGAAGTATCTGCACTATTGCCACACCTTTCTTATTACAACCGTAGTTTCAAATGCAACTACTTTCAGGATTCCATTCTCGTCATGACCAACTTTTTCAGTGATTGCAAGCTCATCAGTAACAAACCTGACAACATGCTTCTTCTTCTCTAAGTCAGTCCAATAGAATTTCTCTACGCCACCCCTACGAGCTGTATGAAATGCTTTCAATTCATCTAGCCAATCTTTAGTACCACAATACCTAAGTTCCCATGTAACTATCGGATTAATTGTCACTTGCTGAACTTGTTCATTACCATTTTCAAATTCTAATCTTCGATTAGGCCACTTAAGGGTTAACTTTCGCTCACCATGTGGACGCAGCGTTAGTGTTTCTATAGTTAATCACCATCCTTCCTATTACGAAAACCAGAAATAAAAAAAGACTTACCTGTAGTAAGTCGTATAATAAACGAGTGATTACCTGGGAATGTACTTAAGATTCTTTTGTAGTCATCTATAGCGACTCCAAGGTGTCCTTCCCCATTAATTTCAAATAGAACTATATCATTCTTACGAATAGCTTCTGGATTCTTAATGCGTTTATAGTGACGACACAAGTATTTCACGAGTCTATACTGATGTATTTCATACCATTTTGGCTCTATAGGATTACCATCAGAAAATGACTCGTGTATATCTTGTGAAGCTAGGTACATTTGAACAATACCAAGACAATCAGCTCCAGTCATTTCTCTACCGTTGAATCTATAGGGTATTCCTATTAGGGATTGCATATGTTTTCTCCTTTACGTTATACTATAGTTAACCCAAATTAAGGTTAAGGAGGTATTTTATGTTGTTAAAACGTGTGTTCGTACTATTGGTACTACTGATGTTGTCTATGGTTTTTGTAGGTTATGCTGAAGAATCACCTTGGCAATACGTTGAGACTGTTAAAAATGAGGACATATACATAAATCCAAGCTCAATCAAGAGCTATAGTCAAGGGCCTTATGATTACGTTAAATGTAAAGTAAAGATTGATAACAATAATGGAACATACAACCTATATCTAATGTTGATTAATAAGGACACTAAAGATTGGGAATTACCTCTAATGGAGTTATATAACAACAGCAACAAGTTACTACATAGGATGAACGCTGAAGGTT